GGTGGTACTACAGTTGCAGTATCAGTAGATACATCCAATGTGCTTGGTTTGCCTTGCAGAATTAGCGATGCATCTTATGTGTTAAGTAATAAAGTTTCAGGTTCACTAGCATTCGATTCAGGTACATTAGCACTAGGTTTCTACGCTAATACAACTACTTACTCTACCCAAGTTAGTTCAGCGATTACTACAGCATCCCCTGGGGTTGTTACTGTTCCTTATGCTCCTGCAAGTGGCACAATTATTCAATTCACAGGTACGCCACCTGCCCCATTGGTTACAGGTACAAACTATTGGTGGACTTTAGTTTCAGGCACTACAGGTAAAGTATCAACATCACAGGCTAACTACCTAGCAGGTACATTTGTGAATGTGTCAGGAACTTATTCAGCTAGTACAGCATCGATTGTGCCAACGCTTACATCAAGTTCAGTAACGCCTGATACTCGTGGTACATACACACCAAATGCTACATTGAATAGCTCTTTAAGACTAGTTCTTGAATTAGGATTAACTGCAATTCAAGTTGGACCTCAATCCACCACAACAGGTTTATTGGGCATTGCTCAAGCCTAAAGGAGAAATTAAATGAAAGCAAAATTTGGTCGTGAACCTAAAGAAATGACTACTGAACCTCATGAAGATAAATTGGCTCACGAGGGTATGAAGCGTGGTGGTCATGCTAAACATAAAGCAATGGGTGGTGCAATGATGCCAACAAAAGAAATGCCTATGCGTGAGCAAATGCCAATGCGTAGTGCTATGCCTAAACGCAGAGCAATGGCAATGCAACCTGCTTTGCTAACTCGTAAACATGGTGGTGAAGTTGAAAGCAAAGCAATGGAACGCAAAGAAGAGCATGAAATACACAAAGTTGAAAAAGAACTTAAACACCATGAATCTATGGGTGCAAAGAAAGCACATCATGGTTTGAAAAAAGGTGGTTCAACAGGTGGTATTGAGGGTGCAGGATATAAACATGGTGGTAAAGCTCATCATATTTCAGGGCATCCTGAAGGCTCTCATGAGCATCATAAACACATGGCAAAGCATCACTTAAAAATGCACAAAGAAGGTGGTTCTGCTCATCACAAAAAGATGCATGAACATCATAAGGCAATGTGTAGTGGTGGAAAAATGGCACACGGTGGTTTAGCAGAAAAAGGTGATAAGTTTCAAACTGAAGGTACTTTAAAACCTAAAATTGATGTAAATGACAAGGTTGTTGGTGCAAAACAAACCAAGTCATTTCATACCAAAACTACAGGTGTTGAAGGCAAAGGTTACAAAAAGGGTGGAACAATTCACGACTCTAAAGCTAAACATTACTTAAACGATATGGAAGATGGAAGCAAACCACATAAGAAGTCAGGTAAAACAGGTGAGATTCATCAAGCACCTGCAGGTTTCAAAAAAGGTGGTCATGTAAAACATCATGCCGATGGAGGTCATGTTGCTCACCATACGACAATGGGTCATGATGATTGTGGTCATACTTCTATGCATAAAATGATGCATAAAGAAGGTGGACATGAAAAAATGTCAGGTCATCCTATGAAGCATGGTGGTTCTGCACACAAAAAGCATCACAAGAATTATTAAGCAATATGAGGGGTGAAATTCCCCTCAGCCAAGCTTCACTTTTCTATTACTTTTTTACTAGGGGCATTAAATGGCACAAATTGTAACCTACACAAATTCATCTTCTAAAACAGAAGACCAACTTCGTATTCAAAAATCACAACTATCAGGTGCTTATGATGCAGTTGATAAACTTCGTGTTTCTACTCCACAATCTCTCATCGATACTGACTTTGAATATGGTCAGCAACCAAGTAAGTGGGAGCAATTAGGATTAGAAAATAATCGTCAATCATTTTATTACTTTGCTAATGCATCTTTACCTATTTCTGCCATTGCAGGGAATCAAGCAAACACTTATCAATTAGTTATTACAACATCTAGTAATGTAACAGTTGCAACAGGTACATCATTATTTCTTGTAGATTGCTTAGATACCAATGCAAATGGTTGGGCATATGTTGTTGCAGGTGTATCAGGTGGCACATCATTTACTGTTCAAGTAGCACAACCTGTTTTAACTTCAACTTGTTATTCAGCAACATCAACTTATGCTTATCAAGGGTATTCTTATACTAATGCAGGACTACCATTAACAGGAACAACTGCATTTACTTTTGTTGGTTCTACAGTAACTTGTACGACTACCAATCCACATGGTTTGTCTGCCAATTCTTTAATTTTTATTACAGGCACAACAGGTCCATCCACAGCAACACAAATTAATGGTTCGCAAATTGTGACAACTGTGCCAACAGCAAACACCTTTACTTTTACCAATGTGAATGGCACACCAAGCACCACAATCGCCAATACAGCAGGACAATCTAATTTGTTTGCTAGACCTTCAGGTTATGTAGATACTCGTGCCTATGATGGTTCTGTGAACTTTACAGCAGGTTCTGCAGTACCTAACCAACAAATGATTCGCCAAACAAGAAGATACTTCCGTTATCAATCAGGTAAGGGAATTCAGTTCTCAACAGGTTCTATTATGAAACCTGCCTTGTTTGTTACCTCGGTGACTGCAGTTGGTGGAACTGTAACGGTAACTACACGATGGGCTCACAATATGTCAGTAAATGCATATATTCAAGTGTCTGGTGCTGTTGTATCTACTTATAATGGTATTTTTAAAATTGCTTCAGTACCAAGTGCCACTACCCTTACCTATACAACTGTAAACAACATTACCCCAAGTTCATTAACTGCATTAACAACTAATGGATTGCCTGTTCGTGTAAGCCCATATAGTTGGTATGGTTCTAAAAACCGTTTGGGTTTCTTTGATGCACAAAATGGATTGTTTTTTGAGTTTGATGGGCAACAAATTTATGCTGTGTATAGAAACTCAATTAATCAATTAAGTGGATTAGTAGCTCTTACACAAAATAGTGCAACAGTAACAGGTACAGGAACAATCTTTACTAACCAAGTGTCTGTTGGAGATTACATTGTTCTTCGTGGTCAATCACATCGTGTAATATCGATTGCAAGTGATACAACCATGTATGTAACACCTGAATATAAAGGTGCGACTATTTCTAATGCGATTGTGTCAAAAACAATAGATACAAAAATCCCACAATCACAATGGTACGACCCATGTGATGGCACAGGTCAAAGTGGTTACAACTTAGATTTAACTAAAATTCAAATGTTCTATATCGATTATTCATGGTATGGCGCAGGGGTAGCTAGATTTGGTTTTAGACAAGTTGGTGGTGCAATTCAGTATGTTTATGCATTCCAAAATAACAATGTCCAATACCAAGCATATATGCGTTCAGGTAACCTACCATCACGCTATGAATCGAATGGGCAAGGTGCAGTAACTGCCCTTTATTCAAGTATTAATTCAAGCGTAACAACTATTCCTGTTGTTAGTGCTTTTGGATTTAATCCTGCAGGTGGAACATTAAAAATTACTGCAAGTGCTTCGAATGGTGCTATTGAATATGCTACCTACACAGGTATTACATTCGGTGCAAATTCAGGTTTAGCCTATGACCAATTTACAGGTGTAACTCGTGGAACTACAGGTGGTGGAGTGGCTACTTCATTTACTGCTGTGTATCCACCAACCAATGCCACCCCACCTGTATCGGTTGAATATGCTCCACCTGATTCAGTTGCTGTTATTTCCCATTGGGGTTCATCCGTTATTATGGATGGTCAATTCAGTAGCGATATTTCGTTAATTTATAACTACGGAACAACAACCACAGTTTCTGTACCTGCAACAACTGCTGTGCCTATTCTTGCAATTCGATTAGCACCATCGGTTGATAACGGAATGGTTGGTACTTTAGGTAATAAAGAAATTATTAACCGATTGCAGTTGCAGTTGCGAGAATTGGGGGTAATTACATCAGGTGCATTCTTGATTCAATTAGTTTTGAATGGTTATACAACAGGAACGCCTACATGGACATCATTTCAATCGCCGACGCAAAACAACACATCCACTAGTTCGATTGTTCAAATAGCATCACAAAGTGCAACTACTGCAACCTTTACAGGTGGTGAATCAATCGCTGCAGCGTTTACTAATAGTTCAGGACAAACCACTTTGGATTTAACTGCTGTAGCAGGTATCGGTAATTCAATTCTTGGTGGTGGATTAACAAATACAGTTCCTACAAGTTATGCAGGGCAATTTCCTGATGGACCTGATATTTTGTATGTAGTAGCGTTCAACACAGCTGCGACAGCATCCACAATTTTGGCTCGTTTATCATGGCAAGAAAGTCAGGCTTAATATGCCCTTGATCAAATCAAAATCAAAGCAAGCTTTTAGCAAAAACGTATCTGCAGAAGTAAAAGCAGGGAAACCTGTTAAGCAAGCTGTGGCAATTGCATATTCTGAAAAAAATGCCGCAAAAGAAAAGATGAAAAATGGTGGGTTGTGGGATAATATACATGCAAAACAAGAAAGGATCAAACATGGAAGTAAAGAACATATGCGAAAGCCAGGTAGCAAAGGCGCGCCAAGTAATCAAGACTTTATTGATTCAGCTAAAACTTCTAAGCACAAGCATGGCGGAGATGTTAAGCTCAGTATTAGAAGGGGTGAGAAATTACCAACTTCACAAGGTGCCGGTCTCACCGAAAAAGGAAGAGACAAAGTCAATAGAGAAACAGGAAGTCATTTAAAAGCACCACAACCACAAGGGGGTTCTAGGAAGAAATCCTTTTGTGCGAGGATGGAAGGTGTGGTTGCCTACGCTAAAGGAGATGCACCAAGAGCAAAAGCATCTCTCAGGCGTTGGAAATGTTCAGATGGTGGAAAAATAAAGAAACATGACATCAAGGGGTGGTAATGGCTACATCAGGCACAGTTTCTACTACCGTAATTACTGTTCAAAACTTAATTGATAGTGGTGCAAGAAGGGCAGGAAAACTTGCTGAGGAGTTAACTTCTGAGCAAATCCAAATGTCAAAACAATGTTTGTATTATGTTTTGTCAAACCTAGTCAATCTTGGTATTCATTATTGGTGTATTGAAAAGAACATCATTGGGATGATTCCTGATAAGTACGAGTACGCTTTGCCTGTTGGTGTGAATGATGTTTTAAACAGCAACTATCGAACCATTACCAACAACACAACAGGGGGATACTCCTCTTCAGGTGTTTCTGCCTATGCTTTTGATGGAGTTTATACAAATATTTGTCAATTAACCACGAATACAGGAAATATTGGTGTGTCTTTGTCAGGTGGCGTGTACATAACAACCGTCGGAATCCTACCTGCAATATCAGGTTCTGTGACACTAAACCTTCAGTATTCATTGGATAACAGCACTTGGGTTACTTTGCAGACACAAAGCCCTACCTTGGTTGCTAGACAATGGGTATATTACGACCTTGACCCATCAAATACTGCTAAGTTTTGGCGTATTCAACAAACTGCAGGGGTTAATTTAGGTGTTTACCAAGTAACTTTTGGTTCAAACCCTACCGAAATTCCCTTGTATCGCATGAATCGTGATGACTATACAAACTTGCCAAACAAGAACTTTTTAAATGATTACCCATTTCAATTTTGGTTGAATCGCACTATTCCACAACCAATTATGACGCTTTGGGCTACACCTCAAATTTATAGCCCACAAGTTGTGGCATGGTGTTCAAGATATGTACAAGATGTAGGTGCGTTGTCAGGTTCAATTGAAGTCCCCCAAAGGTGGTATCTAGCTATTCAAAATATGTTGGCACATCAAATGGCGATGGAGTTGCCACAGGTTGACCCTACTCGTATTGCATACCTTGAACAACAGGCTGAAAAGTATTGGATGATGGCTGAACAAGAAGAACGAGATAAGTCACCGATTTACCTAGCACCTAACATATCGGTTTACACAAGATGAAGTGGCTAAATACTCGTGGTGGAAGCGTTCTTACGATTGCTATCTGTGATAGATGCAAGATGAAAAGGGCTTACGATGATATTCAGCAAGATGGAAATATCCCTGGATTGCGAGTATGCAAATTTGGTTGTTCAGATGTGAAAGACCCCTATCGATTACCAATGCGACAACCTGAAAAGATATCAGTAAGATTCCCAAGACCTGATGCTGATGTAGCCCAAGCACACAATAATATTATTGCCGAACCACAAGGTGATAACCCATTAGCTACGGAATCAGGAAACACTCCGACTAACGGAAATTTAAACGAATTGAGTCCATAAATGGTTTATAATAGATTAACAATTTTAAGGGTACGATATGGCTGATATAAGAATATCTGAGTTACCTGATGCACCGAATACAATTTCAGGTGCAGAATTTGTTCCCATCGTACAAAACGGTCAAACTGTTAAAACTACTGTTGCAAGTGTAGTCAATAGCCCTGTACTCACACAATCCTTTGTTACTGTAAACAACGAACCATCTTTGCCCAACGAAAGAAGAATTGGTGGTGGTTTAGGCATCGGTACAACCGATACAGGCACACAATTATTGATTGCCCTTAACGCAGTATCAGCTAGTTTAGAAAACGCTTCTAATGGACTGATTGTAAAGAATTCAAGCACTACTGTTACTAATCGAAGTATCAATGTATCAGGCAATGGATTATCGGTTACCAACGGAAGTGGTGTAGGTGGAAACCCTACCATTGCTTTAACAGGATTACCTTCATCACTTGCAGGTATTAGTGGCACAGGATTGTTATCTACTGATGGCACAAATGTAAATACAACCCTTGTTAGTGGCACGACCAATCAAATCAATGTAGTCAATGGCACAACCGCTCCTGTAATTAGCATTGCTAGTAACCCTGTAATTAGTGGCACAGGTTCAATGACCATTCCGAGTGGCACAACTGCACAAAGGTTGGGTACTGCAGGGGCAATTCGATACAATACAGATACAGGTGTTTTTGAAGTCTACGCAAGTGGTGGATGGGGTTCGCTACCAACAGGTGGAGTGCTTAGTTCATTTAGTGCAGGTTCAACAGGCTTTACACCTTCTACTGCAACTACAGGCGATGTTGTTCTATCAGGTATTTTAAACTCATCCAATGGGGGTACAGGGGCTACATCGTTAACAGGGTATGTGTATGGTAACGGTACAGGTGCAATGACTGCTAGTACCACGATTCCAAACGCAGGACTTGCTAATAGTTCTATTACATTAGGTACAACCAATGTTGCTCTAGGTGCTACGGTAAATACTTTAGCAAACATGGCTACGATTAATGTTGTAACCTTAAATGCAACAACAGTAAATGGTGCAGTAGTTGGTTCAGGTGCAGGATTAACCAATATCCCTAATAGTGCATTAGTAAATAGTTCCGTTACGATTGGTAGTACAAACATACCACTAGGTGGCACTACAGGTACTATTGCAGGATTAGTATCATTAAACGCAACTACTGTAACAGGCACAAACTTGGTGGGTAGTTTAGCAAGTGCAACAGGCTTACCCTTAACAACAGGGGTAACAGGCATATTACCGATTGCCAATGGTGGTACAAACTCATCAGCAACCCCAACAGCAGGTGGTGTGGGTTATGGCACAGGAACTGCATACGCTTTTTCTACGGTAGGTACAGCAGGTAACTTCTTGCAATCCAATGGTGCAGGAGCTCCTGTATGGTCAGCAATTAGCACATTGGCATCAACGATTGGTATCTCTACAAACTCGACAAATGCCACTTACTACCCTACTTATTTTACTGCTCAAACAGGTACTGCAACTACTGAGTACACCAATCCAAACTACACATTTAATCCATCAACAGGTGCATTAAGTGTTACATCTTTTATCGAAAATGGCTCAAATGTTGTAAGCCAAAAAGATGTAGGCACAAACGCAAATCAAATACCTCTGAATCAGTATCTAGGCACAATGGCTTGGCAAGATGCGAAGGCAATTATTTTAAGTGGTGGATTGATTGACAATACTGCAATTGGTAGCGTAACCCCATCTACAGGTGTATTTACTACTGTATCAGCAACTGGAGTTATAACAAGCACATTAGCAACAGGTACTGCACCATTTACGATTACAAGTACAACCAATGTGCCTAATTTAAATGCTTCTAGTTTAAATGGAGCAACCTTTGCTTCTCCAGGCGCTATTGGTGGCACAACTGCATCAACAGGTCAGTTCACTACAGTAGGAATTGGTACATCTCCATCTACTGCTCAACAGTTATTAATTGGTGGTAATAGTCAAACTGCTTCAACTACTGAATATGGTGTTAATAACACTCAAATTGTGCAATCAGCAGTTACTGCTGCTTATTATGGCTACAGAACAAGTCTTGGCACTCAAGCAACAACATTTACCTTATCCCAACTTAGCAATTTTATTGCACAACAAGGAACATTTGGTTCAGGTTCAACCGTAACAACCCAAGCTGGGTTTCATGTAGCAACAAATATGACTGGTGCAACCAATAACTATGGTCTTTATTCAAATCTTGCATTAGCATCAGGAACATTTAATTTATATATAGCAGGAACT